AAGACTGCTAGCAAGAACTGTAGTTGATAGATCGCAACGGACAAGCCCTGCTTCTCCATCTATCTTTGTTGCAATATAGGCATAGCTATCCTTGAAAGCAATGGCATTACAAGGAGAATCTGTAAAGAGTAACGGTCCATACTGGATGTTTCCATTGGCATCTGATACACCTACACGGAATCCCGCACTTGTTGCAAGGACTGCATATACACCAAGGTAGACATCAAAGTCATTGATGCGCTCACCCTTAGGCATATCAATAATAACTGTAGGAGTTTCCAGCGTAGGGAAACCTAATGAGTTAGTAACTGTAGCGTCTAATGAAATCTTAAAGACAGCAGATGATGTTCCATTGGGAGCATAGCCTGATACATAGATAGCCTGTGGACCTTCTGCAATAGATGACCAAACCCAGTTTGGATTAGGATGGGTATACAAAGCAGTAGGTAAAGCTGCAGAAGCAGTAGCGTTAGCATCTAGTTCATACAAAGCATTTCCAATAGCAAGAAGCAAGCGTTGCTTGACGTAACGAATGGTCGCTCTGGTAACAGATGGAGTATTGTAAATCTCAGAATCTGCTGGAGTTGCACCAACTGAACCCTTGTGAACCTTAGTTCCGTTAATGAAGTAATAGTTCGAGCCATCAGTTGTCAGGCTATAGATAGTTGAAGGTGTGCCTGCTTGAGTTATTGTTGTAGATGTGCCACCAGTTGTAATCTTTTTAAGTGCGCTACCATCTGTTACATAGATGCAGTCATTAGTGCCATCATTGACACCAATGAGTTGTCCTTCTGCTGCACCTGAATAGAATGAAGCAGTATCATTAAGAAGAGTTGCTTGTCCTCTAGTCCAGATATCAATTCCCTTGGATTCTGTGTACTGGAATCTCAGAGATTCTTCTTGAGCTGGCTCAAAGTATTTAATACCAGCACCAAAATGGAATGAAGACTGGCTTCGTACCCACCAACCAGTAAGCGTTTGCTCACCTGGTTCACGGGTCTGGTCAATCTGTTGCTTACGATACTGCGCTGTTACACGACGATAAGGAGACTCGTCTGTTGCACCAATAAAGAAAGGTAGACCACCGATTCCTACATCGTATGCCTCACCAGTTGCTGAATAGTTTGTAGCTCCAGATGGATTGGATAATACGTAGGGGATTCCCTCGGTAATGTCGTCGCCGTATGGCATTTATACTCCTTAGATTAAAGTGCGTAACGAATAATTACAATGCCTTGTTCACCATTAAGGGGGCTTTTAAGTGTGTTGTTTGCAGAGTAAACTCCAGGGGAACCGTAGCCGTAACTAGAGAGCCAAGGCCCACTAAATTCATTGCCGCCGTCACCGCCAGCACCAAGAGATGCAGCATTAACACCCCAACTTGAATAAGTTGTAATGGCTGCACCGCCATTGATACCTGCTGAAGCACCACCTGCTCCACCACCGCCACCACCAGAAGGAAAACCTGTATCAGCAGCAGCACCAGCAAAGCCTTGGCCAGATGTTCCATTGGCTGCTGCATATATTGTCTGTGTAGTTCCATCATATTTAACAGAACCACCACCACCTGAAGAACCAACTAGAGCTGCAGCTATACCAGTTGCTCCATATCCACCACCGAAAGCATTTGCAATTCTGGTTGGTGATCCAATAGGTGGGTCAATATAAAGTTCAGTGTTCCCACCATTTCCTAGTACTCCACCTAGACCTATTGTAAGGAACATATTTATTGATGATTGAGTGCCATAAATTACTTGACCACCACCGCCACCGCCAGATGCTGTGTATTGTCCAGCGCCAGTAAATCCATTTGCAGCACCGCCTGATCCACCGCCACCAACGACTAGGTATTCAACTGTTGTTGTGCCCTGTACAACTGTGAAGTTTCCATCAGTGGTAAAGGTGTGATACTTATATCCACCTGCTGTTGTAATAGTTCCACCAGTTGCAGAGAATCCACCATTACCACCACCTGTAAAGATTGGGATAAGGGTCATTAAACGATATCTCCTACCACTGTCCAGGTATCTGTTCCAGTCTTAATGCAAGTGACTGCAGAATACTGAGCGCGAGTCTTAGGTGTAGCAGATGTAATACCTGCAGATGTAACAGTTGTAGTTCCAGGAGTAGCTGCTGCAATAGTTACTTGCCCTGCGCCAATCTGTTGTACGTTAATGATTGTTCCAGTTGCGAAAGCCACAGATGCGTTAGTTGGAATACTTACTGCAATAGCGCCAGCGTTACTGCAAGTTACAAACTTGCTTGCATCAGCAAGGACAAATGTATAGGTGGTTCCAGTCTGAGCGTTAAGAGCAATGGTTGCTACTGGAGTTGTAAGAGTCTTGTTCGTCAATGTGTCTGTGGTAGTTCTAGCAACAACTGTATCTGTCACCGCTGGAAGTGTAAGAGTTGTTGTGCCTGCGATAGCAGATGCTTGAACTGTAGTTGTACCAGATGTTGAACCAGCAAATCCAACGCTAGTTACTGGAGACAAAGATGTGGTAAATGCTGTTAGGTCATCAGATGTAAGCACGTGCTTGACTGCCGCACCGCCTGTGTGAGCAATGGCAGATGAACCAGCACGACCACGAACAATAGTAAGGGTATCAGAAGCCACTGCTGTAACAAACACAATTTCTTCGTTGATAGTATCTGGGTCAATTGCCACAGTGAACTGGTCTACGTTGCCTGCAGCAAGAGTTACACCACCCATCAAAGCAGTTCCAGTACCAGTTGCAACTGTCATAGTTGTTGCAGAGTTTGAGATGCCTGAAGCAAGCGTTGTTGCAACGCTGATGCTAGAGAACTTACGTGTCATTGGTTTTCCTTAACGGGTGTAGTGGATTCGGATTGGAAACTTGTCTTGCAACTTCAAAGCCTCTTCATTAAGACGCTGGTTGTAGAGTGCAAAGATGTAACGGGATGCAGATACTCCAGCAGTAGATGGAAGTTTTGAGTCATTAAGATCTGACTCTGCTGAAGTTAAGTTGATTCGACCAGCATCAAGGTATGAAAGCAGCTTGTATGCAGCACCAAGGGTGACTACATCAGCGCAGGTATCTGGCAATCCAGTAACATCTGCAAAGTCATCTGTGCTTGAATCTAAGGTGTTAGGTGTAGTTGTGTAATAGACCTGTACTGTTCTACCAGGCTGAATGTTCTCATAGATATTAACTGTGTTGGTTGTATTAAATGTTGCTGTGTTAGCCATAGGATCTGCTCGCCAGCGGTTAATAGGCAACCACTCAAGGCTAGAACCTGTTGTCTGCCAAGACATATAGATGATGCTTTCAAGATCGTCAGGCAATGGGTATGTTGTTTGTGAAGCATTAAAGGTAAAGGTTGTAGATGAAGTAGCCCATAGTTTAGGATAGAGACTATTGATTGTATCGTTGATAGCCTTCTTGATGTTTACTCGTGGAAATGTTGGAGCCAAAGTAACCTGTGCATACTCAGAGTGTGGTGCTGGGTTTGTTCCTTGGAACCCACGACCAAATCATGGGATAACATTGAGAACATTGTTTGCCTTGTCAAAGGAATCAATCCAGATTAGTTCGTCATCAATTTCAATGACACCTTTTGCTAGGTTAGATGCAGAACCAACTGTGATTTCAGTATCGGTTGTATTGATACCACTTGGGTTTGCTACATAGGTGATGCGATCTTGACGCAAGGTATACCCCTGTAGGCTTCCTCGTACGTCGTCAATCATCTCATTTAGTGTTGGCATTATTTCCTCTCATACCAGCCATCTCCCCATAGAGTTAGCAGTCGTGCAAAGTATTGTTCGTATTGTGGTGCGATAGCATCTAGCGAATATAACGCTACTGCCCTCTTATGTATTGCTACTGGGTCTAGATCTTTAACCCACTCTGTAGCTACTGCAAACTCCATTGCATTTCTGCAACGGTATCCAGTAACACCTTGTGGATTGGTTTCGGTAAAGGCTCCCCAGTCTGTGGTAATCGTTGGAGTTCCACAGGTCTGTGCTTCGATAACAACATTACCGAAAGGTTCTATGTATAACGTAGGTGCAAACAAAGCAATAGCACCACCCATTAACTTTGCTCGTTCTTCAGGACCAACTGGTCCTACCCACTCACCATATTCAATCTTAGGATCTTTACCAGGACCTGCCATAATAAGTTTAAGGCCAAGTTCCTTGCATACGTGCTGGGCAATAATCAGACCTTTACGATCTACCATACGCCCTACGTACAGGTAGTAGTCTTCCTTCTTTTCCTGTAGCGGAAACATCTCTGGCTCTAAGTAACCAGGAATTACCGCATCATAGAAGTTACCATCTACTGATGTTGGGTTCTTAAACATTGCATAGATGCTGTGCATCCAAGCGTATGACTCAAAGACTTTGTACTTACTAAATACTCCACCATAACCCACGCCAAACTCTACGCTGATGTGGTTGGGATAAGCCTTGGCGATTGGTTCTTGTGATGCTCCACCGATAAGGCAGATAAAGTCTTTCTGTTCTAGGCGCTTGCCTAGCTCTGCTATGGCCTTACCATTAAAGATCTGCCAGTGAGGTAGTTCATTATTAAACTCAGCTTCTGTAAAGTGTTTACCAGCTAAGGCTTCTTGCTGTTGCTCCTTTGTGATACAAGTAATTAACTCATCACACGGTGCTTCATTATCCTCGCTGGCATATAGGTAGACCGTATGCCCAAGGTTCTTCATCATTATACAAAAGCGTCTTACCTTCTCTGTATAGGCGCAATTAACATATTCTTTTGTGGTCTGCGTATGAGGCAGGCTGATAACGTGGAATCTCATACGGTTATTCTACAGGATCTAGTTCCTGAATCCTCAACCAACTGGCATATTCTTCATCATTCATAGGACGAGTCACAGTCTCGCCCGTTGCAACGTTGTCTTCTGTAATAAGTGGTCGTGTTTGGTTATCCATTAGTACGCTCCATAGATTGCAATAGTGCCTGTATTTGTTGCATTAAATGTATTTGCTGTAACAAAATCTACTCGATTTACAACGGCTGTTGAGTTATAGTTGGCGACAATTCCGTAATGGTTTGGATTTGAACCGTTGTTTGAGCCAAAGCCTGTTATGAGTTTTGGGCAGGCTTGGTTTGCATAATCAATGATAAAATCTTGAATATGCGCTGATGCTCCTCCTGCTCTAGTTGTATCAATAGCAACCGTATTTAACGCAGCAGTAACTGTTGCAGTTCCGTTGTAGTTTAAGTAACTTTGGTTGTAAATGCTACTTGTGTCATTGTTGATAGTAATATCCAAAGAGCCAGTAGTAGTCAAAGCAATATTTTGAACAACTAAACGCAATTTCTTGACTGCTGGAATGCTTGTAAAGGATACAGATGAGCCGCTAGTAGGAGTCTGAGTAGTACCAATCTGTACCCATACCTCTCCACTTGGGATAGTTGCCAAGGCCATTATGCTATCTCCACTCCGCTGATATGAAAGTTAACCGCAACATTTGACGCTCCACCAGTGATTGTATTGGTAGCAACAAGTGCTTGCTTTAGGTCAATATAGACAGTTGCATTTGCTCCAATAGTAGTTGTCGTATGAAGCGAAGTTCCAGCAAGTCCTAGCGTAAATGTGTAGACAGCAGAACCAGTATTAGTAATAGCAATGTTAGTGACAACTGTGGTTGTAGCACTAGGTGTTGTATAAAGGGTCGTTGCAGTATTAGTTGTTGCTGCACCTCTAAAGAGGACCTTACTTGTTGTAGCCATTAGTTACTACCTTTTCTTAGAGTGATTGCATAATTACGCTGATTGTTAAATCATCAATGTTTGCTGTGGGACCTGTTGGTCCAGTTGCACCTGCTGGCCCAGTGGCACCTGTAGCACCTGCAGTACCTGTTGCACCAGCAGGGCCTGTAGCACCAACTGGTCCTGTTGCTCCTTCTGGTCCAGTAGCACCAACAGCACCTGATGGTCCTGTTGCTCCTGTAGCTCCATCTAAACCTGCAGGTCCACTTGGTCCAGTTGCACCCGCAGGACCTGTAGGTCCTGTGGCTCCAGTAGGTCCAACCTGTGTGTACATAACCTGTACTGCTGTAACAATGATAGAAGGAACAGCAGGAGATACTGGAGATGTTCCTGCTGGTAGTGATTCAAGCATAAGGCTAGTGCTTGTACCAGACCAGTAGATCTGTACCTGTTGTCCTGCTGTTGCTGTTGCAACATAGTTAATTGTAATAACCTGACGATTAG